CCTGTCATTAGGAGACACAACAAAACTATTGATACTGACAGGAGCATTGGTAACTGCCACTGCTCTGACATTTCCTCCAGAAGTTGGGAACCATTGATAGAGGCCCATTCCTCTTTTATTTGCCAGGAGAATTTCACCAAAAGTATCCAGTTGCCAATTGGCAGGTTCAAAAGTAATACCAGAAGAAGCAGCAGGAGAATTGTAGGTTCTATATTCTGCACTGGTACTGACAGAGACAAGGAACTGGGCCACTGCCAAACCTGCTCCTGCACTTGTCTGAGTGGCAGATACTAGAGAATTAATTCTAAAGTTATTAGCATCTTCCACAGAGACAACTTGGAATACAGGTCCTCCAAAGGTAGAATCAGTCAGAAGCACATTTCCTCCAATTGTATTGGCAGTGGAGAAGTAGACAAAATCATTAATCTCTAAACCGTGGCTATTACTATTTACACTGACTGCTATGCAAGCTGCCACTACATTGATCACACTGGTAAGGACCACACTGGTAAGAGCCTCTGCATCATACCCTGCTGCTCCGTACCCTGTTCCTGTTATTCCTACAGATGTTCCTGTGGCTATAAGATAATGAGCAGTGGCATGTCCTGCTGCACTCTCATTAGAACCTGCAGAAGAGGCAGCATCAAAAGCATATTTATTAGTATTAATAATACTCACTGCAAAAGTTCCATCAAATGTAAAATCTGTGGGAACAGAGGAAGAACTAAACACAGCAAAATCTCCGTCTGATAGCCCGTGAGCAGTATCAGATACACATACTCTGACACTGTCCAGTGTAGTTCCAAAAGCATTGGTAAGGCTAACAGAGGCTCTGACAGGAGTTATATTAAAGGTAGTTCCATTGTCATATTCATAGAGGAAAGATTCTGTTCCTGTGGCAAGATGTTTCTGAGTTATATTATCTTGCCAGGTGATAGTATCTCTACCTGTTCCCTCCAGAGTACCAGAAGTTTTTGCATCCCATCCTCTGATGTTCTCTGGTTTTTTATCCCTGAACCTGACTCTATTACCATCATACCAAGAACCTTCCTCTGCATACTGAGTAGATTCCCTGTGTATACCTTGTCTAAAGTTAAGTTTTTTGGTTTGAGAAAGAGTAGACAAATTAAATTCCTCTAAGTAGCCGTGGCCAGTGCTTTGACAACTATAGTAGCAAGAGCAGTGGTAGTCTGTGCATTATATACCATAAGATCAATTGCATTAGCAGCAGTACTGATGGTAGGAGCAGTACCACTTATAAAGATATAAGCATTATTAAAAGCTAATGTTCTAGAACCTGTGCCATCCTGAACTACATAAATATGTCCTGTCTGTCCAGGAGTTACATTGGTAGGAGCAGAAAGAGTTCTGTTTCCTCCAAGTGTTATGGCAAAATTATTACCCAGTCCCATGTCAATGGCAATAGAAGCTGCATCTGTAAGAGATGTCACAGGAGCTATGGCAGGACCGCTAAATGTCACTGCACTGGTAAAGGTTTTTCCTCCTGTGATTGTAGTATCAACAGAAGCTCGAACATATCTTATATCTGCAGTAGAGACAGGTATAAGATTAGTATCTCCTGTTCCAAAATCTAAAGTAGCAGCGGTTCCTAGTCCTAGACCCACTGCATTAGATTCATGCACAGACACACCATCACAAACATACCATCCAGCAGCACTGGTTCCCACCTCTGTACCTGTACCTGCAAGTGTTTTAATAGTAGTAGTTTCTGCTGCTGTAAGAACTGTTTTATTTTTGATAAAGTAACCTTTAGATTGTGCTGGTAGTACCAAATTAACATTAGCTGTCAAAGTCCCTTGTAGTTCTAGGAATGCACTTCTGGCTTGATCTGAAGTACCTTCATTACTGGTAAGAGTTACATCCACAGCGGAAAGAGATACTGTTGTATAAGCAGCTATGGCCTCATCTACCAGATCAATAACATTCTGATTAAGTACAGTTCCCCAAGAATTAGGATTTGATCCATCTGCTTGCTTCTCTAATCTGATACGAGTGGTAAATGTTGATGCCATCTTTTATTTCCTTATGAAGTAAAAACTTTCTGAATAATAGCAGAGAAAGTTGCTCCTATGCCAGATGCTATGATAAAAACTCCCAGAAGAACTCCCTTTCCTTTGTCCATTTGGCTTTCCAACTGATCTAGTCTAACAGATAATCTATCAACTTCTGTACTAAGCTGATCCACCGCTTGAATCATTTTCCCAAGTTCTACATCTGTTAGTTGAGCACCCATCTTAGAAAGACATTTCTTTCTGAGTTGCTGGTCTACCCTGTGCAATGGCATAAGCTATAATATTTTGTTCTGAAGGAGGTACACATAGAGCTATAATAGTTGTAGTATTCTTGGCATAGTCTAGATAACTTCCCAGAATAGAATGTATTTTAAAAAGAGCAGGAGGTATTACACGTATACATTGCTGGAACATAGCTAGTCTTTGCATTTCACTTATTGTTTCCTCCTTACTTTTTGTATCTGCCTGGGCAATTTTCATAATGGCTTCTTCACTTTTACATACTGCCATTGCCATAAGAGTATCACCCTTTTTCCATACTATCTCTGTTTCAGCCACTGCTGCTGTATTAGTCATACAACACATGCCTAATACTAAAAATATATATACTATGTATTTCATTTTATTAACTTATAGTTTCCTTTGGATTTCGAGGCCAATCATAAAATACTGAAACCTTTTTTCCATTGTTCATTTCTTCTTCAGTTATAATTGTTAAAGACTCTAGTTCACCCACTGTATTTTTTGCAGATATTAAAGTTTCTAGTTCTGCTGCTTTTGCTCTGCAGTCTGTTCTCCACTTTACTAAATCAGAGGGAGGTTCCTTACCTGTGTCAATCTTTCTAATAATAATCCAATCTGTTGAAGATAAAGCATTAGAAAGTGTTTCATTAATACTTTGCAACATAGAGGCTTTAATAGTATCTATATTTTTGGCAGATTTAGTATGAGTAACAACTACACTATCTTCTTTTACCACAGGTTTACTTTCAGAACTGGTATAAAATATACTTTCTATATTCTCCCCGTCATGAGTAAAAGGAACAATACCTATGGCTTTTCTTTCTGCATGTGTCCAGGCAGATGTAAAGATACTCTTGGGATATTGTATTTTATTGATAGTCATTGATTTAGGTCTAGATATAATTTCTACCAATTGATTATCCGTTATTTTTGCCCACATTTTGTCTTCTCCTTTATCTTCCGTAAATGGGTGGAAGGGTGCCATTACCACCTAATTCTGCCATTGCCACGTACACAGTTATATTTCCATCCCCGTTCCAGTCTCCACTACGTATACGAAACCCATCGGATAATATATCTATTGCTTCTCCAGAGCTTTCGTCATCAGATGTGTTAGCTTCTAATATAAGCTGTGCTGGATTAAAAGTTGATCTTACAGTATCCATAATATCCCAATTTCCAGTAGCATCTGAATTTTTTATCATAATATAAGATGGTTTAAAACCAGTATAAACAAAAGGACCATTAGCAGCAGTAGTTCCAGTTTCCCCATTTCCTCTATAGGAACCTACTTTACAAACTCCAGGAATAGACTTGAAACAATATACGAATATTGCTTTTCCACTATCATTGGTATTAGCACTAGCTCCCACCGTAAAAACATTTGCGGTTGGTGCAGTATCATCAAAAAAGGCACTACTAGTACCAGCAGCACCGTTAGCATTCCAAATCAAATATTTTCCCGCTGAAGCTGTAGGAGTACTGGATATACCTTCATGGTAGACTACCCATGATCCTTGCTCTGGTGTCAATTTAAAGAACATCGCCTGTGGAATGCCACCAAGTCCATGACCCACTGTTGTTATAGAACCAGTTCCTGTAAAAGAAACTGCCGAGAAGTGACCTGCTTCAGAGACAATAGAAGTACTAGCCGTATCTCCAGCAGGAGAAGTAGTACTCCCAGAACCAGTTACTGTTTTCCAATTCCAAGAAACATACGTATTAGTATTAACATTAACATCAGCATTACTACCTAGTGTAAAACCATCAGATCCAAAAGCAGTTAAAGATTCAGTATCAGTACCTTCAGCAGCACCTGACCCATCTCCATCGGCACTTGAAGATAGGAACTTAGTAGTCCCTCTGACTCTGTCAAAAAGCATATTGTCCGTAGAATCTGCTGACCTATCTTTAACCCAGACAAAACCTGGTTCAAATCCTGTACCTGTGATTGCCAGTCCTCCTGACCCTATGGCTGTGCCATTACCTGTGTAAAGAACTGGCTTAAAAAAATCTATTCCTTGATAATCAGGAGCAGTTATATTAGCTGTGTTCCAGGCTAAGTAATCAGTAGGTGCTGCTCCATTCCAGTCAGTGCTTTCAGGGTAAAGTGTATATTCTGTAGCTCCCCCTCCTCCTCCTGTTCCAACTTGAACTGCCACTGGAGTTCCAGCAGTAAATGTATAAGCTGGATCATCTCCTGTGGCAGGATCTGGACTTCCTGATCCCTGCCAATTTACAGTTGACCCATCTAGAACTGCAAACCATACTTTTCCAGCATCAACATCAACTGCTATAGCAAGTCTATCGTCTTCATCCCAGGCATCTCCAAAACTAGTACTAGTACCGTCTTTGTAAATAGTACCACTATAATTATAAGAGGTTCCTTTATAGTCACTTGAAGCCCCAGCCCAATGAGCACCTGCACCTCTGGGATCAGCCGCTACCCCGATGATTGGATACAAACCAGTATTCGTTTGCTGAATTTCTGTGTAAAATTTACCAGTAGTTATAAATAATGTACTAACTACTGTTTGTTTACTAGACCCGCTGCCATCAACAGTTGCCACAAGAGCACCATTGGATATTGTACCTACATTTTCACCATTAGCTCCACCTGGTGTACCGTTTACAGCCCAGAGCAAACCAGTATTGCTAGGAGTATTAGTCCTTTGCTGGGCAGTAGCAATCGTACCATTATTGGTAAAGGTATTAGGGTTAGAACTTGAGTCTAATCCAGGTGTACTGGCATTTGCATAGGTTAAGATGGCACTGTTGGTATGAGTAGAAGACTTAGTATCTCCTACCAGAGTTTCCATATCCGAGTCACTCTTAGGAACATATTGAGAACCATTTGTTCCAAATGTAAAAGTATCCAGGAAATCTGTAATAGCATAGTCACCTGCTTGTATGGATTTACCATCAAGGAAAAGACTCTGAGCCAGGTAGCCTGTAAAATTACCACCTTGGTAAATTCTTCCTATTTCATAATTTGTTGTAGAACTAAAGCTAGTTCCCATGCTACCTCTACCATCAGTCCCATTGTAAGAAGTAACTTCTATACCATTTATATATAACTCAGCTTTATCAGTTCCAGATTGTGCTAGATCAAAACTTGCCAATATATGATACCATGCACTATCACGTAGCAAATCATTTGTTTTTGCAAAAGCAGCACCAGCATTAGACTGAATAGCTATTCTACTGCTAGACTGTACATAGATCCCAGTTGTTGTTGTAGCACTTGAACCGCTTCCTAACATCATCAAAGCTTCTTCACTAGCCAGGGATGTTAGTTGAAACCAAGTTGCCATAATAACTTTGGTTGTTGAATGAGCCACAGCAGAACCACTATCTGTTACAAAACTAAAGTAATCATCGGAACCATCCAACCAAACAGAATTAGGAATAAGATCAGTAGAAAAATCTCCTCCTGCTGCTTGACCACCTGCACCTAAAAGAAGATTATTATTAAATACACTCATTATGAATATGCCTTGGTAAGAAGAGTTTGAACATCTGTAGATGTATGGACTATATAATCTAATCTGTCAATCCCGTCTGCATCTGTGGTGAGTACTGGGGCTTCTCCTGCTGGAAAATCCCAAGAAGTTCCATAGGCCAGAGTTCTTGAACCTGTGTCATCCTGCACTACAAAAATAGATCCTACTTGTCCTGCAACACAGTTGGTGGGATTATCTAAAGTTCTATTACCTCCCAGTGTAACTGTAAAGTTTTGTCCTGCATTAAAGTCTACAGAAATATTTGTACCGTCTGTAAGTTGCTGTATGTCTGCCACTGCTGCCTTTTCTATACGAATATCTTTTCCCAGGAGAGCATTGGTTCCCACGGCAACTGCACTGACAAAAAAGTTTGTACCACTGACTACTCCTGTCAGAGTTCCTCCTGCCAAGGGTAAGTGATTACCTATGCTGGCGGCTAAAGCTAAAGAAGTAGCAGCAACTCTGGTATTGGTAGTATTAATACTGGTGGCCATGGTAGAAGAAACATTGGCAATACTGGTGGCAAGTGTACTGGAGAGAGCAACAGCAAAATCACTGACAGATGTTATCCTGGTATTGGCTGTTCCTATGGAAGTAGCCAGAGTAGAAGAAAGAGCCACTGCAAAATCACTAACAGATGTTATTCTGGTATTAGCAGTATCAATACTGGTGGCCATGGTAGAAGAAACATTTGCTATACTGGTGGCCAGAGCTGCAGAAGTGGCTGCAAGAACTGTATTAACAGATGTTATGGCTGCTTTATTAACTGATGTTAAGGCACTAACTGCAGCAATATCACTAGTACTTGGAATTGCACTTCCACCTATAAATATATTAGTAGTGGCAAAAAGATTAGCCGCTGATACATCTCCAGAAAATTCTGCTGCTGCTCCTGATACCTTAGTGATGAAACTGCCAGTAGATGCAATGACAGAAGATATACTAAGATTAGGATTTACTTTTACTTGAGCACTGACAGTGGCAGTAGAAACTGATGTACCGCCTTGTAAAAGAAGTACAGTATCATTTTCTGAACTAAGAGAAGTGATACCACCTTCAGCAACAAGATTATTAAGTTGATCTGCGGTGGCAGTTAGAACTGATCCTGCCAAGGCAAATTGACCTGTTACATTGAGTTGAGCTTGGCTCATGGCAATAGGAGAAGCAGTTCCTCCTCCGTCCTGGATAGTTCTAACAGTGCTGTCCAACCCAGAATTGGAAGTTGCTGCATTTACCTGTAGAAGGTCTTTAAAGGTATTTGCTATCTTGGCATTGGTTAAATCAGCCATAATAAATTATTCCTTTAGCTTCTAACTCTTCTTCTTAAAGCCGTAACTACCTTTAGGTTTTCTTGTGGCCTTGGATATTTTTCTACGCTTTTTTTGCTTTTGTTTTTTAGTACCTTTAAGGTCTAACTTAGAAATTTTTCTACCTTTACCTTCTGCTGATAATTTTTCATCTAGACGGGCATTATAACCCTGTGTCTTCGCCATTGCTCTGATCTCCTTATGTTAAATAAAGTTCCATTGAGTAGTTTCTTCTCCCCATTCAGTTGTAACAATATTCCAGGCTTTATTTCTATCAAGATTATCAGGAGGTCTGGCATCCCTGATAAATTCTTTATCTCTGTAAAATTTTACCTTATTCTGAGGATCAGTTACAAGATTAAATATACCATCACTTTCTGACTTAGCCACTATAAGATTAGTTCCAGGCTCCTTGGTTCTTTGATTTAGTCTAAATCTAAATCCTGATCTGTCAGAGATAAAAAATCCTTTTTGAGAAGTCATCTAGACCACCACTAACCTGGGAGCAATTATTAAGCTTACACGGTTCCTGTCTGCATCCAGCGCTGTTTTAAGGAGAGCTTCATAGCTGGTATTTAACATAGTAATTCTTTCTGCAGGGACACCTGCCCTTTTATAACTTAGGTAATAGGCTAAACCACAGGTTAAAGCAGGAAGAAATCTGAAAGGTATATCAGCATTTTGGAGAGCACTCTGACTGGCATCTGCTAATCTTTTCATTCTATAGTTTCTAAAGGTATAGGTATCTGATGTATCAGGAGTAGGATAAAAATAAGCACTTACATTTTCTCTTCCCCTGAGAGTTGCAAACTGTGTAGGTCTACCAGTGGTAGCTTTATTAGTGATAGCTTCGTACTCTTCGTACCCAATTCTGGTAAGTTGAAAATCTGTGGTATTGGAAGAAAGACGTACATAAGCTGAAAGAATATCTATAGTCTCTGCAGGGAGAGTATATTCCTCTGTTCCTGCCACCAGGGTGGTGGTGGCCAGATCTGTTCCCCAGAGAAGAACACCACGGTTCTGCCAATCTGTAAGAAGAAGATTAAGAGACCTTCTGGCAGTGATAGGATCATTACCCACCTCTGCTTCTCCACCTATCATGGCATAAGCCTCTTCTATTACTTCATCTATATAAAAGGTAGAGTCAAAATTAGATGTTGCTGCAATTGCCATTGGTATTTACCTACCTGTTTCTCATCCAAGCTGGTTTAAGTTGCCCTGTAAGGGGGTATGTTATTCTTCCTCCCTGTTTAAACTTTAAAGGTTTCATATAAGGAATACGTCTTCCAGAGGGAAGTTCTTGCTGAACTTTTACTTTTTTTGTACCAAAAGGTTTAACTGTCAGATTATATTTTTCAAACATTCTTATTCTTCTCCTGCTTTGCTTCCTTTAAGTATTGGTACAGATTTCTTTCTGATAACTGTGTCTAATTTTGAATCCATTCTCTGGAGCAGTATCTCCAGTCTTGTACTTTTATCTATCAAATCAATGATAATCTTATCCTGATGTTTAAGAGAAGCTATAACATCTTTGAGTAGAAAATGGAGAAGCTTCCACGCTGCTATCCCTGCTCCCACAGTTCCTATTATTGCCAAACCATAGTCTGATATAGCTTGCATAAATGTTACATCCATCTATGTTATACTCACTTTTCATCAGAAGTGGTTCTACATTCACAAGTTTCAGTGTCACATGGTTCTGTACAAGAACAACTATCACAATCACAATCTTGACAAGAACAGTTAGGATTAGTACATTTTTTAGACAACAGAAGGTCCTATTCTGGCTACTCCGTAGCCTTGTCCAGTGGGTTTACCATTGATTTCTGCCAACCTATCAGAATCTGAGGGAGGATTTTGATCAGGAAGCGGATAAAATTTAGGTTTACTTTTTTTTGTTTTCTTTGCCATCAGATTACTCTCCTTCTACGTGGGAAAGGTTGAGCCAAGCTCTGGCTCCTTCCAGGGTGATCTCTGGAATATTTCTCTTCTTGAGGATAGAGACCTATGTGGCTCATTCCTGTGGTGTCTTTAGTACCAGGACCAAGAGGAGGACGACCGCCTATGTTAAGTTTGGCCACCAGCCCCCTTTTCTTTGCATTCATGTAGTTCATTGCCATGGTATAGTTCTCCTTTAGAGTTTATAAAATCCTGTTATAGCTGCCTTTTGCATTTATTTGTTTTTTGTTTCCCTTTAATTCAGGATAAAATTCTTTAACCATATCTACGTAGGCTTTGTATTCTTCTTTAAAAGGAGGTTTTTTATTAGCCATAGTTTAAAATCCTCTGAGAGCAGCACCTGCTCCTCTGCCTGAGAAACCTTTTCTCTTACGGGCAGCAGTGGTGCCTTTCTTCTTTAAGCTACCTCCATGTTTAGCTCCTTGAGCTATATCATCAGTAGCTGCTTCTTGTTCCCAATGATCTCTGGTGTCATATTTCATTGTAAAAGGGACCTTTCCTTCTTTAGAAAACTCATACTCTTTCATATAATCTTTTTTAGCTGGAGCTTTCTGAGAAGCTTTCTTAGAAGCTTTCTTAGGATCTTTTACTTTAGCTGAACCTGGAACTGTTGCCCACTCTTCAAAATCAATAGGATCATCTACAACTGGTTTCTTTTTAGGAGGAACTGGTTTCTTTTTAGGAGGAACTGGTTTCTTTTTAAGAAGTTCTTTAGCACTCTGAGAATCTTGATCAGTAAGAAGATGCCTCCCAATCTCAGCTGTACCACCTACTGCTGCGCCCACACCAGCTATTTTAGCACCCTTTTGGATTTTTTTAGCTATATTTATATCCTGTTGAGTCATGCCTCTACGCTGCCCGGCGACTCCCAAGTTTCCAGGCAATACTTTTTCTTCAACTTTACTTACTGTTTGGTCTATCTTACTACGACGACCTGGGGTTCCCCTACCTGCTGCAGTTTTACCAATGTCTACCCATCTTTTTGCCCGAGATTTTGTTGACTGTGTCCCAGGTTTTTTCTGAACCTTCTCTCCTGCTGTTGGACCTATATCACTTTTTTCTTGTTTACGCTGCTTTTTAACTTTAGCTCTCTCTGCATCTCTAGCTTTTTTTGCAGCTGCTTTAACTCTAGCTCGCTCTGAAGCTAATTTCTCTTGCTTTAGCTGTTGCTCTAGCTGCTTCTTTGCTTTTCTTTTTTGTGCGGGTGTTGGATTCTTTATTTCTTTAAAGTCACTTATAATTTTTTCTGATGTAACTTTAGGAGGTGTAACTTTTGGTTTTAACTTCTGTACGGTTGTTCCTACTAGTTTTGAAATGATTCCCATGTCTGTCTCTCCTCCTGTTGAATCTATATCACTTTTTTCTTGTTTACGCTGCTTTTCAACTTTAGCTCTCTCTGTTTTAGCTTCAGCAGGTGTAACTTTAGCAGGTGTAACTTTAGCAGGTCTAACTTTAGAAGGTACAGTAATTTTCTTACCTGCTTTCCAAAGAGGTTTGAGAGCTGCTAGTCCAGGAAGACTAAAAAAAATATCTGCATAGTCTCCTAGACCTCCTTCACCTTTTCTTACATTAGTGATAGAACGTTGATGAGGCATAACCGAAGAAACTAAATCTTTTTGTCTCTCTGTAGGAGTTCTAGCTTGAAGATTTGTACTAACCTGTTCTCCTGCTTTATGAAACTGACGCGGAGAAGAACGTTCTAATTTAGGTATCTTTCTACTATAATCAAAAAGAGGACTCATACTCCCAGGTACAAGCTTTTGAGCTGCTTTCCTTCTTGCAAGCTCTTCCTTTTGTATTTTAGCATCAATAGCAGCTTGTGCAGCTGCTTCTTTTTGGTATTTCTGGTTCATACGATTATATTCATCTATTCTTTTTTGCCATAGC